GGCGGCGGTCCGTCAGCCGGGGGTTGGACATGAACTTTCCGAGTTTCACGATGCGAGATGGCATGGGTATCCAGGCGGGATTACCCTGGACATCGCGGACGCAGCAGTGCTTGAGAAAGGTCACGTCGGGCCACGTTTCAAGCCCGACCTGCATCTTGAGCTTGGCAGTAAGGCCGAGACGTTTGAACTCTCGGAGAATGGTTTGAGGATTGATCGCACTCTCGAGGGCGACCTCTCTGCCATGCCATCTCTTTTCGTCGAAATACGCAGTGCGTATAATACGGAAGACGATAGAACAGGCATTGAGGTTGGCAGCGGAGTTGAGAGGACCAGTACCGTTCTCGCCGGTGGCACGCATGTTGTAAGAAAACCAATCGGGACTTGTTGGGAAAAGCTCTTTGGTGTATTCACCACAACGGACGATCCACGGCTGTTGGTACATCTCCTTGTAGATCTTGGCGACCTGAGGATTGGCTTCGCGGAGAAGATCCTTGCCGACGTTGAGATGGCCACTGTGTTGACTGGCGTCGTAGCTCGTGTAGTCGATCTCGCCGATGATCTTCCAGTCGTCAATTTGGAAGACGAACGCAGTGTCGTCACCGTTGAACATGCTGTGGAACATGTCAAGAGTGCCCTCAAGAGCTTCTTTCCAGAAAATGTTGAGCTCAGTAGTAGTGGTTCCGCAGGCATACAAGCCTCGGAAACTGAGTGAACTGGCTGCGCTCTTTCCTATGATGGCACGGGGAGGGTGATGGACGCTGAACATCTCCTTGAGTGCGCTCTGGACGCGCTTTGTCTCAAGAGCGGTTTCGCGCCAGAGCTGATCGGAAATGTTGATGATCACTCGCGGCATAAAAAAGAGATGACCTTCTTTACGCTTGATGGGCAAGAGTTCGTCGGTTTTGAGGAAAATGGTACTTTCCCCTTCGAACACCCCCAGTTGGTCTAAACGCTGGGCATTTTCCAAACGGCGACGATGCTTAGTTGAGAGACCCGCCTCCCATTCCTCTTTGGAAAGAGGTCGGAGGAAGTCGATGATGGAGCCAAAGACTTTTTCGGCGTGGTCCCGTATCTGTCGTTTTCGCTCAACGGGAGTGTGGGGCCGGCCCACTTCGTCCGTGAGCCGGTAATTGTAACCACCGGCCAAGTTCAACTTGGTTCGGCCGGGGCGGCCCACGGGAAGCATGCACATCATTTCACCGTAAAAGTCGGATGCGGTCTCGGGAATAAGAGGTTCGGTCCCGAGGGGGCAGCTCACGATTGGCACAAGGTTGCCAGAAGACCCGATGTGTTCACGCGGGGGAGCGCAGGGTTGGAGAACGGAGGGCTTCGTGCTCACCTCGCGATATTCCACTCGTCCATCGTGTTGTTCAAAAAGGATCTCTTGAAACATCTCCGGGGTAATGAGACCCCGGGTGAGGCGGACGTAGGCCTCATGCATGGTTCCCTCGCCGTCCAGCTGTTGCTGATTGAAGCTCTCATGCAGCTTTATGGCTTGAGCGAGGGGCATCTGGGATGTACGGACATGGAAATGGTAAGGCACCATAGTACCGTGCCAGAAAGATTCTATGTATCCGATCAAGGGGGCTACTCCCCAGATGCGTTTGGCGTATTCTTCAATCTTGGCCATAAGTAAAGGGCACCGGTAGACCAAGGAGAAAAATCGCCACGTAACACGCCTCCCGCGAACATGCACGTCGCGGTAGCAGAAGAGTTTTTGGGCGAGCCAGAAAAGGAAACAGATGGCCAAACCCCAGGGTGCAAACCCAATGAGGAGGCGACCCCACTCGAGTAACTCACGGCTGGGGTGTGTTTTCATCTGTCCAAGATATGTGGCGACATAGATCGAGATCTCTTCAACCCCAATCCGGAATAGACTGAGGATGTCGCTGAAGAAGGCCGGGAGCCACCTGGACCAAGTCCAGTTAGTGACGCGGTTTGGGTCCCATCGAGTTAACTGATCGACTGTGGCCCAATTTGGATCCCGGGGATTGTGTGGCCCTTGTGCGCTAGAATG